ACAGGTTTTATCGGTGTTCGACAAACCGGCTTCTGCAATTTTACTATAAAACTCATTTTTTTGCTCATTTTAACGCCTCATGTTTGAAATATCTACCGCATCCTGATTGTTGAACACAGGAACAGCATTGGATTTGTGTAAAGTTGCAATTCCCAACATTTTATCACCAGTATAAATCTTAGCTGGTGACTTTGTTGCTACTCCAGCGCCAGAATTCAATGATGGAATGTGTCTAGTCTCACGGCCAGCAGGCGCACTAAGCTTATATTGCAAAGGTTCTCTTTTAGGAAAAACCACAGGTTTCTTAGGCTCATGGATTTTCAACCATTCAGCATATTGCTCACGCTCAGCCTTAGGTTTTAACTTAGGCTTAGATTTTGGTATTCTTGCATAAATCATAATATATTCCTTTGAAACAGCCTCTATTATATCAGACCGAAATAGGATTGTCAACAAAAGTGTATCATTTAGAACACATTTCTAACCTTTTTCTTACCGCTAAAATTAGTATTGTAGGAATCCTGATAATCACCAAAACCTAGACTTTCCGGTTTACGGATTACCTTATTTTCTTTTCTACGCTTCTTTTTTCCTTGAGAACTATAGTCATCACCATAATTGTCTTTACGGAACTTAGCTACAAACTTCGACACCTTCTCTCCTTAGGGTAATAATTGTGGAAATGCTTCTTTAACGAATTTATAATCTAGGCCTCTAACACCTAAATCTTTTGATAAAATACCAATGATAATTTCTGCCTCTCTTGGCTCAATAGACTCTAACATTTGCAAAAGTAATTCTTCTCTGCGTTTTGGTGTTAAAGATTCGGCTGTTGTATTGCCTTCTTGAAACATATACATTCTTCTTAATTGAGCTGGCAGTCCATCAAATGTAATTCCAGGTAATACATCATTTGGAATTTTATAAGATTCTGGTAACTCTTTTATTTTCCATTCATAATGCGGATTGAAAGCCAATTCTAAAACCTTAATAAGAGTAGGTGATAGGTTTTTTTCAATAACCTTCATCCTATCTTTTTTAGTCTTAGCTTCTTCAAATTCATCAAACACTTCAAAAATATTCTTCATTAAAATTCCTCAATTACATCCATTAAGTTTTTCAGTTTATTAGCAATAAAATAATCTAGTATCTTTCCTTTAGAGGCAGGTACAGTTTCTTCATAACTATTTAGGATTTTAGTCTTGATTTCTTCAGGTATGTTTCTCAAGTCAATCAACACTTGATTACGAGAAAAACCAGTTTTAGCTGTATCATCAGTCCAATTATCATATTGTTCAGCCATCATCTTTTCTAATTTGCCTTTGGTGATAGGTGTTTGCCTAACATCACGGACAAAACAATCTGATGTAGATAATACATTAGGGATTCCATCTCCCTTATCACCTTTGATAATCTTCTCTTTTAATTCATCCAATGGTCTGGCTGATATGAGAAATTTCTTCAAAGCAGGATTGTATTGTTTAATTGAGTGTGGATTATTAAACTCATTGTTATACATTTGCAATTGTAAAAAGTCACCGTCACTTGAAATAATCAAGACGTTCTCATTCTTAACTGCAATAGGTGCCAATACACCGATAATGTCATCAGCTTCAGCACCTTCAACATCCAGCACTTTGTATGGAAAGTTTTCTTTTAGTTCAAGCTTAAATTTGGCCAACATATCAAAGATAAAGTGCCAATCTAAGTCGGATTTCTCACGGGTTTTTTTACGACCAGCTTTGTAGAAAGGAAAGAACTCCTTGCGCCAATATTTACGGTTATCAGCACACAGCACTACCTCACCATAATCTTTACGGAAGTTTCTCAGGTGAGTCCTAATGATGTTTAGGACCATGTGACGAATTAAGTCTTCTTCTAATTTCACACCTTTCTGGTTTGAAATTTGTGCCATCAAGCCAGACAATAGGACTTGATTCAAATCAACGAGTATCATAATAAACTTTCGAGTTTCAAAACTACATTATATCATGCTGCCGAGATTTTGGCAACGAAATCATCCAAGAAAGCTTTTGAGGTTGTTGTTTTCCTTGCTACCACTCCATAGATATCCAAGGGAATTAATCCGGAAATGTATTCTCTAGGTTCCGATAGTATAGCATCAAATACATCAATGTTTTTAGCTAAACCTTCTTCATCGGTTTCAAATAGTACCACATGCCATGAGGGTCCTATAGAACTAACATTTAGAGATTCACCAGCATCGGTAAATTTTCTGGCGTGAACAACGACCTGATCTTCATTTTCATCATGCGGTAAAAAGAATAAGGCATCATAGTGATCCGTAAACTCTTTCATAAATTCTAACATTCTAGTCCTTTAATATGTGATTTTCTTACTCTAACCATAATCCACGAATTGTAATAGCTTTCGCCAATTAATGCATCACGGACGAATTGTTCTTTGGCTTCTAGGTAACCACATTCACCCTTGGTTTTACAAAGGTGTAGGATTTCCCTAGTGAACATATTCTCTCCATGTATTATAACATCATTTTTCAATTCTGTGTTGGATCCGTAGTAAGTTTGCCAATCACTAGAAACCTTGAATTTTTTCTTCTTGCCTTTTACTTGTTTTGTCTTACTGGAATAAAAAAACTTCTTACCAATGTACTTTTTTCCATTGGTAAGATTTGTTATACAGTAAACGAAGCCATAATTGTCTCCAATCATTTCCTCGGTAAAATCAGTATCATTATGTGTCCAGTTTAGTCCCATTTATCCTCATCGTCAGAATCATCATCGTCCTCTATATAGTCTTCAGATAATTCTTCGATGGGTTCACCACAAAATGGACATCTTTCTGGTAAGTCTTCCGATACTAATTCTTCCATGTAAGATACCTCATATGTGGATTCACAGCTTTCACATTCAGCCATAATTGTTTTGTTTGTCATTTCGTTTCCTTAATGAGCCCAAACATCAGCCCAATCTCCAGATAAAGAACCTTTTGCATAATCAGTTGCTCTGTTCTCAAAGAAATTGGTATGAGTCGGTGCGTTAATCATCTCCTCTACCCAAGGCAAAGGATTCCTTTTCACTTTGAAAACACCTTTGAGTCCCAAAGAAATCAATCGGCGGTCACAAATATAACGAATATACTTTTTAACATCTTCAGAAGATAAGTCTTGCATTTCGCCTATGTCAAAAGCCAAATCAATAAACTTATCTTCAAGTTCTACCATCTTCTCAGCAATTGTATATATCCTGCTTTTTAGTTCATCATTCCAGATTTCACGATTTTCTTCAATATATGTTCTAAACAATTTAATCATGTTTTCGGCATGTTGTGTTTCATCAACAATAGACCATGTAACAATTTGACCCATACCTTTCATCTTACCGTGTCTTGGGAAATTCAATAACATAATAAAAGAAGAGAACAACTGCATACCTTCTGTAAAGGCTGAAAATACGGCAATATGTGTTGCTGTGTTTTCTTTAGTTGTATTTTGTTTAGAAATATCCATAACATAATTATGCTTCTCTGCCATCTCTTTATATTCCATGAAATCATTATACATTGTTTCTGGTAAACCAAGAGTTTCAATCAAATGTGAATATGCAGCCACATGCAATGCTTCTCTAGCTGCAAAACCAAGCAACATCATTCTAATCTCAGGCTGAGGGAAATAAGGAAGATAATTATTAACATAACCACCGGCAACATCGATATCACCTTGAGTAAAGAATCGAAAGATGTGTGTGAGGAAGTGTTTTTCTTCATTTGTTAAATTCTTTTTCCAATCTTTTACATCCTCCATCATAGGAACTTCTGTATGCAACCAATGTGATTGCTCGTGTTTTAACCATGACTCATAAGCCCATGGATAATTGAAAGGCTTAAAATATGTCCTGTCTTCTGTTAAATCCAAATCTTTCTTTTTAATCATTCAACCATGCCTCTAGTTGTGCTTGTGGTAAAGCACCAGTTGTTCTTTTAATTTCTGTATTCTCATCTAACATCACAAGAGTTGGTACGGAACGAATTCCAAATTCTCTTGCTATATCAGATTTCTCATCGATGTCAATAACCTCGAAAGGTATAGTTGTTTCAATGTTATTTAATGTCATAGCTAAACCTTTACAAGGTCCACACCATGATGCTGTAAATCTAATTACTCTTTTCATCTTTTTTCTCCATTTTTATTTCTTGTGGAAAGTAAGGGTCAATCACATAATGATTGGCACTCCACCATCCGATTGCTGAAAAAAATCCAATTATTGTCCATTCTAATATTATCATCATCTCTCCATTAATGTATTCACAAATTCTAATAATAATTTATGATGA